ATCATCTGATTTTTTATAACCAACTGATGATGATATTTTATTACCTGATTTACCCTTTACTAGGTTTCGGATTCTTGTAACGTCCTTCTTTTCGAACTGTTTTTTTAACATAATATTTTATCTCCTTTTTCTCTATTTTCTATTATAGATAGTGGTTGTGTATTGGTATAGTGGAAACTTCCACCTTTACTTAGTGGGTGGGTATGATCTATTTCCCAGTAACCATCTTTACCGTAGTTATCCCAAGTCATATGTTGATCAAATCTTTTTTCTAAGTATATTTTATACTCGTTCATATCACAGCCTAATAAATCTTTTAGACTATCATCTTTAACCCTTCCGTTTAGGGCGTGATTAATACGAGATCTGATTCGGGATGTAAGTTTATATTTTAAATCTGTATTTTGTTTATTATGTTCCCAAATACGTTTTCTTTCACCATATTGGTTAATATGCCAATCTTTATCTGCTCGTTTTACTTTCACACAGGGTTTACACCAATAGTTGTAACCATCTTTTTGATTTCTCATCTTAGCAAAGGAATCATAAGATTTGGTTTCTTTACAAATAGTACACTTTTTCATAAACCAAGTTGTTTCAACGCCTCAATAGTTTGGGGTGTAGACGTGAACAATATACCAGTCCCTCCTGCAGATTCCCAGTTACTTATAGTAGATGCTTTATCATCTATTAATATATCATATTGAGTAAGGTTTGGTTTTACCTTATGTTTTTCCTTAGCAAATCTGAAGTTTACTTTAGGTTTGGATGGGAATAACTTACCAATATGTTTTTTAACCCAAAGATTTTTTCCTAATACAGATTGCTTCTTAATAGAAGGAGCAGTTAATACCTCGTAATCGTGTTGAGATACATAATCTACTAGTGTTTTAGCTTGAGGCATAGGTGGTATACCTACCCAAAACGCTACTTTATGTTTTACATCAATAAAATCCCAAAACGCGTTTTTACCGTTTTTAGATTCGTAATCACTTGGGGACATACCAGATAAATCTCTAAATCGTTGATCAAAATCAGCTACAACACCATCTAAATCTAAATAGATTTTATATTCTTCTTCGTCTTCTCTTAATCTACCTAACTCAGCAGCATATGCATTTAAACCAAATGGATCTTTAGTTTTTTCTTCAACTATGGGTTGATTATCCTCACTACCACACTTATGGCAAGTAAACATATCGTCTCCCCCATCATCAATATTCCAACTCCAACCGCAGTTATCACATACGATTTTTTGACCTACTATTGATTCGTCTAACTTATTACCTGTTATGCTATCAGTCCAGTTTCTAAACGTCATAGTACCTCTTAGATTTGCTTCTTGTTCTAACTTATCTAAATCACCATCTTCTTGAGTATTAGTAGTAGTTATATCACCTAAACGTCCTTCTAGATTTTGAATATGATGAATCATCTCGTGAGCATATGAACGTACTATATCTTTAGGATGTCTACCTTCAGTATATAATACAATATGTTTATTTTCTGGGTCGTAATATGCTGTTTTACCTAAAAAATCACTTGCATTATCTGAATCACCATCTATAAACTCCATAGTTGGTAAGGGTTCTATATTCATACCCTTATCTATCATATGGTTAGTTAGTTGAGATATTTTTTCTACTACATCAATACTATCAGTATATGAAGCGTGTTCGTTAAGTGATTCTTTTACAGATACTATATCAAATACTTCTTGTACCTCACCATCAGTTAACTCATCAGGTAGAAAATCTCTAAACTTATCTTTACTTACTTTAAGAGCATTTCTAGCAGCAGTACCAGATACACCACCTGGTGTTACTATAGTTCTTAACTCCATATTAGGGTATTTAGATATGGATTTGGTTCTACTTGAAATATCTTTAAAATCTTCTTCGTTATCTTGTCTAGCACCTATAATCCATAATACTTCCTCTTGTGGGTGTTCCTTAGCATAATCGTAAATAGCTCTTATTGGTGCTTTTTTAGTAGGAATAACTGTTACTTTCATAGGAAGTGATCGTTTGTAAACCTCCCAAATAAGTGTTGATTGGATTTGAGTTACACCATCACGTTCTTTAGCACCAACATAAATAATAAACTCATCTATCGATGGGTTTTGTCTAAGTGCTTCTTTAACTACTTCAAAGTGCCCGGAAGTTGGTGGTTTAAATCCTCCCCCGTAAACCGCAGTAGTTTTTTTATTTTTATCTTCGTTAAGTATAGTTTTAACTATAAAGTTAGTTAATAAACGCATTTATTTTATTTGTTATAGTGGATTGATCATCAAAATCAGGAGTATTAGATAATGCTTGTTTAATATTAGCAATCATATCTTTTTGTTCCTTATCTTTCTTTGCTTGCTCCTCAGGTGATTTAGGTTTACCTGAATATGTAACTGTCGCAAAGTATTTATCTATTTGTTCTTGACTATAATCTTTAATAGCATCTTTGGGATCGTTATCTAAAATAACGAAGTTATTACCAAACATCTTTTCAAACGTTTCTATATTTTTAGTTGTACTATCCCAAGTTCTTAATATGATTGAAGGACGTAATGCCCTACCACCTTTTTCACCTCGTTCTTTATTACGTTGTAAAGAAGTTAAAGGTGAAACATATACAAATGCCATAAAAGTTTCATAACCTAGATCTTCTAGTTGTTGTTTCTTTTTAGCTATAGGATTTGAAGCAGCGCCTGTACCATCTATGATTAGATTTTCACTATCATCCATAGATTGTTGTAGTTTGGATGTAGTATCCTTACGTGCTTGTCCCATAAGTTTTGCTGCTGAAGATAACTCCTCGGCACCATATTCTGCTTGTGGTTTATCTAAACCAGATGCTCTAAGTAGTTCCTCATAGGTATCGTCTATGTTTATAGATTTTAAACCCTTGTTACTCAAATATTGTTTAACAAAAGTGGATTTACCACTCCCAGCAGGTCCTGCTAAGAACACTGCTTTAGGTTTTTGTTCATTTTCTAATAATAGATCTACTAGTTTTATCATATCTTATTTATTGTTATAAATATACGAAAAATATCTTGGGAAACCTAGGAACGCTGAACTACTGTTGTATACTTTTCGCTAAGTGGTTTTAGTACAGGGTGTTCAATATCGAATAAAGCACGTACGTGGGTATAGATTTCTAAGTTTTCCTCTACACTTCTAGGTGATTCATGAACTAACCATCCTTTACCTTTAAGTACTTTACCTTTTTTATCCTCACCTCGTGATTTAGATTTTAACCATAATACACCTACCCTATCAACTTTGGTATCATAACACTCTTCATAACATCTAGTATAAAGTGCTGACTGGATATCATATGTAGTTTGTAAGTGATTGGATGTTTTTAAATCAATAACCCACACTTCACCATCGATTTTACATACCAAGTCACAAGTACCTGCTACTTTAAGTGTATCACTATATAGGAATACTTCTGTCTCGAGTAACTCAGCGCCACTTGTCTCCCAAAAATCTACAAACGAAAGAAACATCTTCCATACTTTTAAATCGTATTGGGGTGAGTGTGTGTGGGGGTTGATTAACTCAATCTTATCTCCCTTTAAATATTGTTCAGCCAACTCATGAACTATAGTACCCTCTCCTGCTGCTTTCTTCGCTATAAAATCTGCGTTTGAACCTACTTTTTTTAACCACTCCTCAAAGTATTTACCTTTTGGATAATATGATAACACAAACGTTACCGATGGGTATGTTTTTTCGCCGTCTTCGTAGAAACGAGAATCGTTAGTAGTAACTTGAGTAAACGTTTTGTTATACTCTTGTTTAGGGAAGTTAGCTTTTCTTAACTTTGTCATAAAGATAGTTTGTATTCTAATAACTTAGAATAGGTTAGTGGTTTTGTTTGTTGTATGATTTTAGTAAAGTCGTGGAAACCGTGCTCACTGGCATCCTTATCTCCTACGTCTACTAGGTATATTTCTTTACCTTCGTTCATCAACTTCTCACAAAACCGAAGTGATTGTTTAAACGCATCACTATCCAACGCAATATAGATTTTATCTACAATAGATGTGATTATTTTTTTCATTAAAGATGATTGTATATTTTTACCTAATAAAGGTATTGCGTTTCTTTTTATTGCTATTGCATCAAATATACCTTCACATAATACTATTGGTAAGTTCCAGTTTATAAAATATTCGTTAGGTATGATGTCTCTTGATACTGATGGGTTTTTATATTTTAAAGATGATGATGCATCAAAGTTTCTTGCTGTAAAATAGTTTAAATATCCCTCTGCGTCAAACGTTGGTAATATTAACATATTTCTATAAGGCCCTTCCTCACAATATCCTATTTGGTATTTTAATATGTCTTCTTGCGTTATACCTCTTCGTTTAAGGTAAGCCGCTGCATGTCTGTATGTTATTTTCGATGTATCAGCGTTATATAACGCAATGTATTCCTTAGGTAATGCAATCGCTGATTCGTCAACTTTAGTGTGTTTAAACGACTTTGAGTTAGCTATTAGTTTTTTAGCTTGTTGTATTTTGTCGTTAGATGCTTTAGCTAGTTTGAATAAAGCGTAGACTGACTGTCCCCGTACTCCGCAACTCCAACAGGCCCATTTATTTTTACCTTCTCTATTTTCAGTAAGTTGGATTTCAAGTTTGGGTTTGGCATGATGACAACTAGGACAGTGATATGCGTAGTTATCTCTAGCAGTGGGTTTACCACTACCTAAAACTGAGTTAACTAAACTAACTAATAACTGATTTGTCATATAAATCTTTCCTAAAGAATTTTCCAAGAATATTTGAATTAAGGTATTCGTCGTTTTCTAATACCTCATTTACGAATTGTAATTTCGTTTCAAAGTAAGTGAGTTGTTTTTTCGTTGACGTAAATATAATAATCTCTCTTACAAACTCCAACTTATCTTTAGATTCCTTAACTAGTTGTTTTACTTCGGATTGGGAACCATAATATGTTTTCCAATCACTTTCCTTTTGGATTTTACGCTTTTTCTTTTGCCCTTTAAGTGGGGGTAAAGTGCGATTTGCTATTAGTTGTTTTTTACCTAAATATTTTTTACCGCTTGGGGTGTGTGTAACTAAATATACGAAACCGAAAGTATCGGCAGGCATATCCTCTATTGAGTTGATTTCTTTGTTTTTGTATAACCACATATCATATAATATAAAAAGGCTCCCTATGGGAGCCTAGTTATTTTATTGTTATTATAGTGTTTATCCTATTCTTACAAATAGGGGTTGAGCTGAATCTGTGTCTGTTCTGGCTGTTGAGTCTCCAAAAACTGCATTATTTACCCACTCAAATATTTGGTTTGCTCCTTGTCTACTTGCAACGTAAAAACTTCCATCTTGGGTAGACGTTAAACCAGATGGTGATGAGTTAAGGGAACTGTAGGACAACCCAGTGTAAACACCTGCTGAAGTATATTGATACATAATTCTAGCGTTACTACTTGCCCAAAAATGGGTTCCATCCCATGTAAGTCCATTAGCGGCTTGGGTTAACTCTGAAGCGGTAAAGTTATTACCCGTGTAAACGCCTGATGTTGTAATTTCATAAGCGGTTTTGTTTATGCTCTGCGCCCATAAATTAGTACCATCATAAGTTAAATCAAAATATCCAAAATAGCCAATAAGGGTTGATAAATCAAAACTAGTTCCTGTATAAACACCTGCTGTAGTGTATTTGAATATTTTGTTACTTCCTTGAAGATAATAGAAACTTCCATCAGATACAAGACTCGTTGGTTCACCTGTTTCATTGCTAGTACTAAAACTAGTTCCTGTATAAACACCCGCTGATGTGTATTCATAAGCTGCGTCACTTGCAAAATCTAAAGCCCAGACATTAGTACCACCAGTCCACCCTGTAGATCTGAAATCCATTCCTTGGGAAGCAGCACTAAAATTTAAAGGGGAAGTAAATAAGGTTGGACCAGTGGCGTTTGGGTAATCACTTGGTTGACCTAATACTGTGTTTCCAGTTTTTACCCAAAAAGTTCCATCTGGGTGTGTATATAAACCTGTGGTGGAATCATATCCTGTTGGTATACCTGTAGATGATACAATAAATGGAAAATACCCATTGATTGGTATACCACCACCACCACCACTAGATGGAATAGGAAAATATGTTGAGAAATTGCTCATATTGTTTTATTGTTTTATTATTATAGGGTTGGTCTTGAACTAGCTGAAGGGAAAGTATCAAGTGTAGGCCAATCTCTAAGTTTTTGTCTATATGTGTAATATAAAGGTCTTTCTGGATGGTCGTTTACTTGAACAATCCAATCGGTTGATTTAAGTTCTTCGTTTCTCCAAGTTAGTGAAGATGAAATTTCTGTATCTGTCATGATTGTTTTATAATATATTATTAAAGGTTAATCAGAGGTAAGGAACCTGTTATTAAATTTGATCCTGTAGGGTGGGAAGATGGGAAATTTTGAGATGAAGGCCAATCTCTTAAATCTTGCCTGTATGCTATATACTCATCTTTATTAGGATAGTCTGAGATCATAGAGATATGATCTGTTGCCTTCAATTCGTCATCTCTCCATTGTTTAGCTTGTGTTTCAATGAAGTATTCTTCAGTTTTTATTCTTCTATATGCCATATTATCCTATTTTAAAAAATACAGTTTGAGATAAATTACTACTCATACCTGATATTGTTGTTATTGTTCTTACTGTACCATCCCCAATTAAATCTGTTGCTGTGAATGACCATTTGAAGAGTACTAACCCATTACCATCATCTAGATCAGCAAAGGCTAAAATATTATCATCACTATCTATAGCAAATGAGTTACCCATCACTATGTTAGCTGTTGTATCAGTAAAAGTTTCATCTACAGTTGTGGTTGTCCCATCAGCAAAGCTTGAAAACCCATTAGTTATTGGCTGTATAGATTTATTTCCTTGTTGTTTTCTATAAAAAGATATTGGGACAGTAGCAGAATTCCCAGTAGAACCCACTATAGCATATGTACTAGCATTAAAACTTATTTGATAAGCAGAAGGTATAACTCTAGGGACTAAATAACAATATACTAACCCATCCCAAACCCTAAGATTCCATCTCCTATTAGCGTCTGTATTTGTTTCAAATCTAGTGTATTCTTCGTTATCTGCACTATTTGCTGCTTGATCTGGCCATGCTAAGGGACAACTATGACCAGCTCTAAAAACCCAAGTTCCATCTATTGTATCACATGTCCAAAAAGTTACTTGTCCAGTTCGAAAAGGTAATCCTTTATAATTATATTCTAATCCTACCCAAACTTCATTTGTAGGGTCCCAAATTATTTCTCGAAGATTTCTACCTGATGCCACTGCTGGGAGAGTCTTATCAGCGTTTCTTGTGTATATACCATCTGATTGTTTAGTCCATGAAGGGATAAGGGTTTCTGGGGCGTTGTTTTGGATTTGGTTTTGTAATTGGTAGTAAGTTAAATAAATGGTATCCTCACTATCTACGTAGTGCATAGCAGGTGGTTGTAATACATTTGGAGTACCACTAGTTAATATAGGTTTAGAATAATCTGGAAAGGCCGCAGAACTATTAATTATAGGATTGGGCACTGCTCCTATCCTTTCAGAGTAGGAAGCTCCTGTCTTTACAGCATTTGGGTATGTGGCTGCATCTGATGAGAGGAAACCTGTTTGAAGAAATACTCCCCCTTCAGGGTGGTTGTAAATCCCAGTTGAGGGATCATAACCTGGTGTTGTTGAGGTAACATGAAATGAAGCATAAGTATTTGTTAAAGCTCCACCACCCCCACCACTAGATGGAATAGGAAAATATGTTGAGAAATTGCCCATATTGTTTTATTGTTATATTGTTATATTATTTTATTATAAATATGTTATTTATTATTCCTATATGGAAACTTTTTATTTAAATAATCTTTTCTAACATCACAACCGCAATCTTCACCTAAAATAAATTTAGTGAGGGATTTAATACCTGTTGATGAGGTAAACTTTTCAATAGTATCTCCTAATCCTTTACTCTTGTTGGGCATTTTTAATCATTTTAAAAAATTCGTTTATCTGGTATGGTCCCTCTAATTGAAAGGTAGTAAATTGGATAACTGGTACTTGTGGTGGTTTGAAACCATCAAAGTCATCCCTATTGATATAAATTTTTTCAATGTTAATACCTTCTGGTGATTCTAGTTGTTGGCAGAACTCACATTCGTCTTGTACGTAAATTTTGTATTTCATAACTTACTTGTATTTATTTATTATATAATATACTATTTTTATTTTCAACAACCAAGGTATTTGTTGGATTAAAATATTTTTTAAGTGGAGGTGTAACCATTCATTGGAGTTGCTACTGCAGCCAATTCACCTTCAGCTGGACATTTTCTCTCAATTGATGTTCCAACGGAAGCTAATACTTCACCTCCAGGGTCTGTGGTAGAATATCGTGGTAGAGGACCCTTTCTAATAGAAGCTGTAACACGTTGTCCTACTGTAACATAAACTGTATCACCACTTGATGGAGTTAGCCAACGGGTATTACCTACATTAATAATAATCTGATGTGTAGGGTCAACGACAGTGGTGACTGTGTATGTTGGATCTGGGTTTGAGTTGTATACTGAATAACCATCGCATGTTACCCCAAAACTAACTGATGAAAAAGCAGGTAATGTATAACCACACTTTCCTACAACTTGGGTTTTTCTGAAAGTAATACCACAATTTCCATCAGCTATTTGTTCAGTAAATATAGTTCCGTTACAATAATCTCCAAGTACTGTTCCTGCTGATGGGCAAGTGTCATAGGTTTCAAACTCCTTAGTATATCTATTTGCCCCAGGTCCTTTATTAAATGTACCTCCCGCAGCTAATCTATAATCACCCCCATATATTGGTTTTGTATTAGTTGTTCCCACTGAGTTGAATGAAGCCGCATATGATGTGTCTCCATAAACACCTGGAGGGGATATGGATACATAGGGGGAGTTAATACTTAATGTTGTGTATCTAAAATCTTGTCCTCTATCATACAAGCTACCAACTCCTGTAGTACCTTTCCTTCCTCTAATACCATCCACAAAACTTGTATATGGGATATTGGTGGTTGTCTTTCTATAATCCCCACCTTGGCAAGTGTAACTAAGGGTTGTTCCATTTACTGATGGTACTATAAATGCAGGTTGAAAGCGTACTATTGCTGATCGTTCATAATAAGGTGTAGTTACATCTCCGTTGTCATTGTTATAGAGGTTGGGGAATGAAGTTCCTGTATAAACTTGACCAGTACTAGGACGTAGTTCTACAAATGCATTACGAAGTTGCCCCACACCTGATATAACCCCACCACAGGTTTGGGAGGTTGTATTGTTAGACACCCTAAGAGATGAGTAAACACAATTAGATAAACTTACGGGGAAGGAAACACTAGGTGCGCTTACAGAAAAAGTTGATGAAGCATAATTACCAATTGCTGTTGTTGATCCTGTTTTAATTGATCTACAATATACTGTAACTGAAGAGTAACCACCACATGAGATTGTTGTGCTTCGATAAATTCCATAACCATTATAGTTACTCCAATTTACATTATCATATGAGAATTGTGCTATATAACCGGCTGCGGATGTTTCTGAGGGTTGGGTTATTACCCATTCTGCTGATGCACTTTGGGGACCATTACTAGTTAAAGCAGATTTAGATCCAAATTCTTTTCTAACAGAGATTGTTGGGGGAGGGACAGAAACACCTATTACTGTGACTGTGTATATCCCATCTTTACCTCTTTGATCTGTAACCGTAACTGTAAATACGTTATTTGTAGTTGGTTCTCCAGCGTTTGTAAATAATGTATCCGGTATAGTAAATGTAAGACCTGAAACTGGGTTACCTGGAGTTATAGGTGTAGTTGGGACTGGTGTAAAACCTGTTGGTCCATCAACCGCATAACTAACTATGGTATCTAAGGGATCTAAATCTTGAGCTGAAAATATTATATTTACATTGGAGGCTACTGTTATCCCTATAGGGAAATCTAAATCTCCATATTCTCCTACTTGTGGGGTTGTTAGGACAATTTGAGGGGCTATATTATTTTGCCAAACTAAGATCCTCCCCAAACGAACCTCTTCGATTTCTTTGGATCCAAGGTTTATGTTTTTTGCATTCTTTGAAGAACCTAACTTAATTTCTGGCATATCCTATGGTAACTATTTGGATTAATAAACTATATTATACTTCATATATTAAGTACAGTGTTTGAGGATTAGGTGTAAAACTTGGGTCTTCATAATCTGTATTTAATATATAAACCATAGCGGATGCTGTTGGTTCAGATGTTGGATAGTTTGTTATCCAAACTTTTGAGGAACTTACTGCATATGATGATGTTTCAATATGCCCTGAACCTGTATATGATCCTGATATGGATACTACTGCGCTTGAACCTAATACTGATCCACTTAATATTGCGTCATCTATTCTCATCTAACTTATTTTATTATAAATATTTTATTTTATTACTACTATAGTACCATCAAAGTTGTTAATGAAGGTAATATCTATTGAGTTTGCTCCTGTTGATGTTATTGAGGATGGTATCTCTTGTGATAGTGATACTTGTTCATATGCTTGTACTATAGGGAAGTTTTCGTTTAAGTTATGTGTAATAGTATAACTTGTAGCACCACTAACTGCTTCTCTATATGAAGTTGGATTGACAATTGAATCACTTAAAACATATGATGCTGTTACTGCGTATGATGAAGTTTGGGCATATGATGAACTTACTTCATGAACAATTTCATGTGAAGATGATAAAGCATAAGATGCGGATACAGCATATAATGAGTGGGATGATGTTACCGCTGTTCCTGCTGTTTTAGCGTAGGTAGCATATGATGAACTTAATGTAAATCCAGTATTAGCAACACCTTTACCATCTGTTACTATTACATAACCATCTATATTTGTGGCAAAAGTTACTACAGCTGTATTATCATTGGTTAATGTAACACTTTGTGGTATTATTAGTTGTGGTGATGTCCCTCCTGTTGTTTCATAAACTGCTACTAAAACATCTTCCGTATCTCTATTATGGTTTACAGTTATATTAGAAACATTAGTAAAGTCTTCTCTATAAGCATCAGACATTTCAATATATGATGCAGTTACTGCATATGATGCTGATTCAACAAAACCATCGAAGTATGAAGCTGTTGCAGCGAATGATGCTGATTCAATAAAACCATCTAAATACGATGCTGTTAAGGCATGTGAAGCAGTAGCAGCAAACGATGCTGATTCTATATACCCTTCTAAGTATGATGCTGTGAGGGCGTATGAAGATGAAACAATGTTAGTTAACCCACTTCCATCTCCTTGAAATGAACCACTAAATGATCCTGAGTTGCTTACAGATGATCCTGAAACTGGGTATATTATATCCCAGTTAGAGTTATTAGTTGGGTCAGATGCATTTGTTAAAACATATATTTCATTTGTATCTTGTTGGTAAACAAGTAAACCTTCATACACGTTTGCAGCTGAAAATCCTAAACGTGCTGTTTGGTCAGCTACGCTTATTCTTGAATCAACTGCTTCGTTGTTTGTTATCTGAAACCCTCCAGGTAATATAATTGCCATCTGCTATATTTTATGTTAAGTTATAGGTTATACTAGCACTACTACCACCAGCTTGTAATACATTTGTTCTATAAACTGTATAGTCTCCTACTGTTGATTTTGTAAATTGACCTATCACTCCAAATCCACTTGTTGCAATGCCAGTTAAATCACTTTCATTGCCATCATAAATAATGTATTGATATTTATCTCCACTCCAAGTTATGGTTAATGTATCTCCTGAAGGGTTTGTATTTCCTTTATCTATTGTTCCTATAGTTCCTCCTAATGTTGTATCCCAAGATCCTAAATCTTCAAGTTCTGTTTGTGTAAATGATGCAGCAGTAGATGCTCCATATCTTACACTACGTATTTTACTAAATGTTCTAGTGGCAGTTCTACTAGTTGATAATTGAGGACTATTTTCACCTGTTGGTGATTGATATGCTGTTACTGATTGAATGGTTATACCAGCTGAACCTGCTCCAGTAAATACTATTGGACTATTAGGTGGTGTGTTTGTTATTGATACTTGATCCCACCCATTTGAAGCTCCATAGTTAGTAGTAAAAGCTATATTACCTGAAGCACCTTGTTCAAATTGATTATTAGTATCTCCTAATTGAATGGTTACTGTATCTGATATAGATGGTAATCCAGGACTACTTTTACTTAAATTACTAGTTGCAGTACTTGATAGTTTATATTCTGAACCATCTAGTGGGCTAGAACCAGTATAGATTAAAGTATATGATTGGGAACCTGCTGTTGATTGAGGGAGAGTTAAATTAGTACTACCAGCTGTTGTTGTAGTAGATAAAACTGTACTCCCTTGTAATATAGAAGCTTCTACAAATGTGTATCCACCATTATCCCAATTACCTATAGTATTGTAAGAATCTAATACTTGATTAAATCGGTCTGTAAGGAATCCACTATTAAAAAAGCTTGAAATAGAAGGTGTTGCTGGTGAGCCAAATGTTAATGTTAATTTAGAATCTTGAAATGTAACACCTACATTATCATCAAAATCGTTAATTTTTATTTCATCTAAACCTGTTATTACCCCGGAACCTGAATCATATTTTATTGAAGATGTTGCGGCATATTCAGCGTATGATGCTGACTCAATGAAACCATCTAAATATGATGCTGTTGCTGCATATGACGATGATTCAACAAATCCTTCTAAGTATGAGGCTGTTAAAGCGTATGATGATGTTACTGATGTACCACTACCATTTAAAGCATATGATGCTGTTAGAGCGTATGATGATGATTCAATGAAACCATCTAAATATGATGCTGTTAAGGCGTATGATGCTGTATCTATATTAGTTAACCCACTACCATCTCCTACAAATGAACCACTAAACGATCCACTACCAATTACTTCAACTAAGGTTGAACTTGATATCACAGAATCTACAATAGTTGAACCTGTGATTGATGATTCTACAATAGTTGATCCAGATCCAATTATACCTCCACTACTAATATTTAAAGCATGTGAAGCTGTTGCTGCGTATGATGCTGATTCAACAAATCCTTCTAAATATGAAGCTGTTAATGCATATGATGAGGTTACTGAATTACCACTTCCATTTAAAGCATATGATGCTGTTAAAGCATATGACGCTGTAAGTTGGTTAACTATTGAAGGTGTAACTGTTATACTACCTGAGTGGATGTCTATTGACCCCGATACGGTTAAATTACCCGCTACTGTTGCAAAATCAGTTTGTACAGATGTTCCAATTAAAGTTATAGCACCAGATGTAGTGTATGTTTCTACTACCGATGTAGTAAATGTTACAAGGTTTGTGGCTGTAGAGGCAACAATCAATGTTTCTGTAGTAGCTCCTTGTATTAGTGTAACTGAGGTTCCATCAGCAAGTGAAGAAAAATCTACACCCCCACTATTGATAGTAGTAAGACCATTCTGGAAAATCCACGTATTACCGTTTAGTACAATAGGGAGTGGAGTGGATCCTTCTATTACCCCAGTTGATATTAGTGAATCCCCAACTCCGTCTGATGAAGTATCAAACACTGGAATGGTTCCTGTTGTTCCAGACACACCACCACCTCCACCATTTAAGGCGTATGATGCTGTTAATGAGTATGAAGAAGTTTCAGCATATGATGAACTTATTTCATGAATAATCTCATGTGATGATGATATAGCATATGATGCTGTAAGTGCAAATGATGATGTACTTATATTAGTTAGTTGACTACCATCTCCTACAAACGAACCACTAAATGATCCACTACCTACTACGTCAACTAAAGTTGAACTTGTAATAATAGTGTCTACTATGGTTGAACTTGATATAGTAGTATCTAATACAGTTGAACCTGTTATTGTAGTGTCTACTATGGTTGAACTTGATATAGTAGTATCTAATACAGTTGAACCTGTAATAGTAGATTCTATAATAGTTGAACTTGTAATAGTAGATTCTATAATAGTTGAACCTGTAACTACTGATCCAGAAGTTAAACCACCACTACCTGCATTTAAGGCATATGATGCTGTTAAGGCATATGATGCTGATTCAATAAAACCATCTAAATATGATGCTGTAAGTGCAAATGATGAGGTATCTATATTGGTTAATCCACTACCATCTCCTTGAAATGAACCACTAAATGATCCACTATTTCCAGAAGGCCCTGATGAAGGGAAAAACTGATCAAATGTACTCATATTATTTGTATTATTTTATTTTATTATAAATATTACCTTCCCATCCTATGGTTGAAATATTTTTATTTTATTTTACTAGTTCTATTACAGCATAACAATATAAGAATTCTATCTATAGAATCCAAATTATTTTATAAATTATGTAGGTGGGTTATTTTTATATGGATGGTTAGAGGGTAGGTTGCCTTGCAATCCCCATTTCCAAGCTAAATATCCTTCTGCTTGTCGACTATAGAACCAAGTATTTTGGAAAATACTAGGATCACCATCAAATAATACTAGTTCCCCAAAACGTCCTGTTAGTTTTTTATTACCACCTCTGTTAGCCATTATACTTAATTTTTGACTAGTTGATAAGCTACTAAGGTACTGCATCACATGGTTATTCCCACCACCCAAACTATCACCATTTAAAAACTGTCTTATTCTTCTCCATCCCATCTCGTTGGAAAATGTCACAGTGTATATAATCCAAGTATTCTCTCTATTTACAGTACTAATGGGTCCTAATACTCCATTACTCCCTACCCCATTTCCTAAATCCATTTCTCCCCAAAACTGGGATGTGCTAGCAGAAGAAACAGCATAATCTCGAGTAGCACTTAAACTCCATAAAGAATCTTTAGAAGCATTAACAAGCATAGGTCGAAATGTTCCCACAGCAAAGTGGTAACCACTACTATTAACTAAAGTGTCTGTGAAACTATTTTGAAAAGCAGTACTACCATTAAAATATAAACAATCTAAACTATTTTGTTGAGTCCCTGCTACTGGATTACTATTACCTATTACACCTAAATTATCACCATAATTGCTTTGTGATCTAATTCCTGTTATTGACGTTCCGCTTTTTATATAACTGGTAGTATCACTAGCATCATACCATCCTGCTAAATTAGGGATATCAGTAGGAGAAAAAGCTGGAGGTGCTGGTGTAGATGCTTCCCCCCAATATGGGGTTGGTGTAAATAAAGCCATATTATGAGAAGTTTTTTAAACCAGTTGCATAATAATTAGTACCATTAAAAGTAACTAAAGACCAAACGTCTATATCTCCTACCCCTGTAGAAGCAGATGAATCAAAACCATCCGCAAACTTAATATTACTAGACCAACTAATGGTACCTGGGTTTGTTGGATGTTGAGTAATTTTTATGTTAATGGTTTGTCCAATAGGACCATCAAGACCCAAAATAATACTATTAAGAGAGCCTGCTGCTAGAGTAGTTTGAAAGAAGTTACCTGTAGAAACAGGATATATAACTGTCCATCCCGTGGGTTGAAAAGTAGCAGGGATATATTGGGTTGGAGAAGATAAACTACCAGTTACAATCACATCTCCTTGTACTTCTAAGTTAGAAGTGTTACCACTAATTTTTACACTATCATCAAATACTGTAGAACTACCAGTTGATATATTAACCCCTAAATTTTCTAATTGAGTTGAAGAGGAAATTATACCTGAAGGCGCACTATCTAACTCACTATACTGTATACTTGCATTTTCCCAAACACCCGCATCATATTTTAAATACTGTCCTGTTGTTGGTGCTGAAATATTAACATCGGTTATATCTCCTAAATTACTAATAGTTGAAGTACCACCACCTGATGAACCTGCTGTGTTTCTAAATAAACCTGCGTTTATAATGTTAGCACAAGTTTCATCAGCTAAATCTGTAGTATTTGCTTTAACTACTAAGTAACCTATAAATGTTAGAGATTTAGAAGTAGTAAGTGATTCTGTAAATTGTTCTGTAGTAAGGTTTTGGAGAGCGGTTGCTACACTATCGTAAGTGTCTTGACCATAGTAAACGTAGAATCTTTCACTAGTTGGTCCTACAAATACTCTTTGTATTGTAGTTGTTGAACCACTAATGTTAACTAAGGTACCTGACCCATCATCATATTTAGTAGGATCTATATCATTATAGAAGTTACCAGCATTAATATCACCAACAAACTCACTACCAGATTGATATACTCTAACTATTTTACCAGTAGAAGCTAATGCTGGGGTATCATATACACTTGGATTATTAGGATCTTTAGAATAAAATCCTCCTAACTTATAAGTAATACCAGAAGCTGCATTAAATCCTAATGATGAGGTGATTGCTGATAAATCGTATCCTTGTTGTTTTAAAGGACCAAATGCTCTAATAAACTGATTAGCTTGAGCTGGTCCAGCATATGTTGTTTGTTTTTCTTCACCAAATGCATCAATATAAGCATTGGTTAAGTGACCTAAAGTACCTAATGGAATTTTTTCTAAATATTGTGCAGTAGTAAAGTCTTCAATTTGTTGTTTTAAATCCCCATTCTCATCTATATAAAGGTGAGAGTATTGAGATGAAGTTAAATATGTAGCACTTGAAGTAATTGGACCCCATTTAACCTGTGTAGGTACTACAGCATTAGCTGAACCAGTTTCAGCGTTATAGTTTACTACTAAACCACCACCTGGTGAGACAAATAAATCTGTACCGCTAAAAGTTACAACACCACCATAGATAAGACCTGATCCTACTCCGTATTCTAACCATTCTTGATCCCATAGTGTACCTTTATTTCTATAGTAGAAATCACATTCATCTTCACTAAAGTTAGAAGCTGAAGTGAATAGATAAGTAGCATTTAAGTTATTAGTCCCTGGGTCTTCAGATGGAGCCATTACTACTGATCCACTAATATATTGATTTGCTTTAAAATCATTTGAACCTGTTGTTGCAAATGTAGCTGAATCTTTACCATCAAGTAATAAACTATCTAATGATACAGAAGATGTACCATGAAGTGATCCTGTAATTCCTTTGGTAACTGTTAAACTACCAGTAATATCAACATTATCTGTAAAGGACGATGTTGTGTTAACTTTAAAACTATTACCTTGAATTATAGTATCACCTTGAAAAAGGTTACTACCAGTTAAAACTGTATTACCCTCTACTCTAAATCCTTGGTTATCTATTACAGTTAATGAACCTGACATTGTTGTAGATCCAGTAAATGAAGTATCCCCTTCAAATGAAGTTGAACCTGAAAAGTTCATAGAACCACTTGTTGATATAAACCCTAAATCAGTTAATTGAGCTGAAGATGAGATACTTCCAGTTGGAAGATATTCAGCTAATGAGGAGGTTGTTATAAATGATCCTGTATTTATTGTTTGGGATGAAGTAACAAATCCTAATTCAAAGATTTGAGCTGATGATGAAATGCTTCCTGTTGGAAGGTATTCAACTAATGAGGAGGTTGTTATAAACCCTAAATCAGTTAATTGTGCTGAAGATGAGATACTACCTGTAGGTAGGTATTCATCTAAAGAAGATGATGTAATGAATCCTAATTCTTCAATTTGAGCTGAAGATGAAATACTACCTGTAGGTAGATATTCACTTAATGAGGATGTTGTAATAAATGATCCTGTATCTATTGTTTGGGATGAAGTAATAAACCCTAATTCTGCTATTTGAGCTGAAGATGAAATACTACCTGTTGGTAATATTACAGTATCACCGGCTATTGGTGTTATAATACCCCCTGATATTTCAGTGTTTACAACATCACCAATAATAGTCATATCGTCTCCACTACCACTTACTACTGATATGGATCCTGTACCTATAAAAATATTACCAATACGAACACCACCATCTTCTCCATTTAAGTCAGCTATAATAACAGCGTCCCTAACAAATTTTAGTGATGAAGTTGATACATATAAATCTCTCCATGGGTGTGTTTGTGATCCTACATCATATATCCCATTACCACCTACAGCTTCTGGAATAAGAGAACCAGTAAAGAATTGATCACCTTTAAATTGGTTTGAAGAGGTTACAGCGAATGATCCTGTATTTAAATCACTACTTCCTGTGATAGCTCCACCTCCACCACTACCAGCTCCTGTTATTACCCATCCTTGAGTACCAGAAGCATATGTAAACATAAATGAAGCTGGAGGAATGTTTAATTCCATATCCTCTGCTATCCCCATTATCAATTCACCATTTCTACCTATTAAATTGGTTGTTATACCTGATCTATTAGATATTAAGATTGAGTCTCCATTTGATGGAGATAATGGTAAAGTAAGGGTATATGGAGTAGATTCTTCAAAAACATATATTCTATCCTTTTCAGCTGTTATATCTGAAGTTACATATGTTGAAGTGTATGTTCCGCCTCCACCTCCACCCCCATTAAGGGCGTATGATGCTGTTAAAGCGTATGATGCAGATATTGAATTACTAGCAAATGGCACTTCAGCCATGGGACCATTTACCAATATTTTACCACTACTAAAATCTTCTGCACTTACAATTCCTATGGGTTGTATGATTGCAGGGAATGATGGTGGTGTTTCTGTAAAACCACTTCCGGTTTGTACATAAATATTTTTACCAACATGGGTTCCAAAAGTATCAAGGTTTTTAACTTCACCTAATACTATAAGTTCAGTTGATTCACCTGGAGCTGATGTCGTAGCAGCAACACCCACCGCTGGCATTCTGTTTGGATCACTAGCGTTTGCTCTTCTAACATTATATACATTATGAGGTGTAACATTCATAACATGTAATGGAGTACCTGCTGGTATAGTTACGTTATCATCATTGGTTGCAACAAATGATATTCGTCTAGTTAGTTCTGATCTTTCAGCAAATGATGCTGATGCTACAGGTCCTTTAACATAAGATGATGTTAAGGCATATGATGAGGATATTGACGATGAAGCAGCTATTGCATACGATGCAGAGTTTATAAGTACTACATCAGTAAACCCTCCAGGTTTATTAAATATAATAACATTACCATCTGTACTTGATGAAATGTATGTATTTGGATCAACATTTAGAGCATGGGATGATGTAATAGCATATGAAGAGGTTTCAGCATATGATGAAGTTACCCTTTGTAAGATTTCATGTGATGCAGATATAGCATATGATGCTGTTAATGCATACGATGCTGTTGTGATTTCATTTGTTATTTGTGAACCATCACTTTTAGTAAATGTTATAGTATTTTCACTAATAGAAGATGACACATATGAAGCACTACGTTCACCTATTAAATATGATGCTGTAAGAGCGTATGAAGCTGAGGTTGCTGTTTGAGCATTTTGTGAATCTAAAGTAAATAAAGATGTTTCTGCTATTTTTGAAAAATCAGCAACTGATGATGATGGAGCGTATGATGCTGTTTGGATTGAATCCGCTCCAAATGGACCATATACGTTAGATGAACTTACGTATGAAGCAGTACCAACTGTTGTTACGTGTTGGAGTGTAAGATTTCCAGCTCCATCAGTGATTAAAGCTTGACCAGGTGTTCCATCAACTATAGGATACTTTAAGGTATTTACTGTTAATGATCCTGATATGAGTATGTCGTAAGCCTCAGCACCAGTTAAGGCATTAACCGATTGAGATACGTGTTCCGCCTCTACTGGTAACCCTGTAACTATGCCTGCATTTGATAGTATCTTAGCCATTGGTTTTATTTGATATATTATAAATACTAAACATCCTTAGTGCCTATCGATGTTTATTAAAATAGTTGTGTCTGTTGTTTTAGATGTCGGTAAAGGTTTCGCTAACTTACCAACAGCTAGTAATTCATGTGCATCATTATATAAACCTACAGTTGAAATATAGGGTGTAAAATATGAGCCTGTTATATAATTAAAAGGGATTCCGTCATTCCCTGATGTTATGGTTGGGTTTTGTGAGTAATTAAATTCACTTTCACCTATTGTTACTTTATATTGTGTCTCATAAAGTGTATACGATGATGATAATGATACTTCTAAGTCGGATCCAGATATGAATCCTTTAAAAAAGTCTCTACTAACCTGACCACCATCTCCATAGTTACTATACTTATAGGGATTTTTACCATAACCAAATTCATTAGAAAATGGATTAGTTATTGTAGCTACTCCATGAGTGTATATTATATTACCCACTACATCACCAAATAATGATATTAATCTACCTTCCCCATCATCTGTAAAAGTTCCTCCTGATGATTCTTCATATACCCCAAAATCAAACTTAAATGATCCTGGTTGTATTTTATCACCAAATATATTGGAAGGGATAGATAATACAGCTATATCAGAAACACCAGGTTTAGTTTTCTGAGTGGGGATTGATTTTTGTTCTAGTAAATCTGTTTGTCTGTAATTATCGTATATTGTATTATACTTAGAACCTTCTACAACTCCATCAGATCCAAAATATGGTAGACTAGCATCGGACATTGTAAAATCTCCATTACTATCTACACTCCCTGAGATATAGTTTGTATAGTATAAATGTTTTACAGAATTGTATATAGATGATTCTTTGAAAGAAGAATAAAGACCAGATGAATAATTATATTCACTATTGTAATCAATATTTTTACCTACATATCTTTCTATTTGACCACCAAAACCATAATCATCAATTCTCTCTAGACTTTCTGAATAACTACCAGTACCAAAAGATATAAAGGAATATCCTCCAGATGAGGAAAATATTGGTATAATATTAAATTTATACCCCTTGTTTACCTCTAATGGTGAAACAATTATGTCTGATGAGTTGAATTGTTTGTATGCGCTCATTCATTTAGAAATCTAACTTTACTCTAACAAGTGATTCTTTTGTAAAATCCTTTAAAAGCGGTTTTGACAACTTGGCTACTGCTAGTAAATCGTTTTGGTCATTATATAATCCAATCGTTGTTACATACGTTTGTGGTGCATTTATGTATGAATCCCAATACACCTCACCTGTAGCTCCTTTAATGAACGATGGATTTTCTGAGTAGTTAAATTCTGAGTTTCTTGATCTGACAAATATAAAATCTGATGTTAGGGTTTCTTCACAGTTTACTCTAAACGATGAACCTCTTACAATAGCACCAAATAGTTTTGAGTTATTTTCCCCATCAACATCTAAGTTTCTATTAGTTTGTAAATCTATACCTATATTAGGATTATCTGTAGTTGCTATAGTTGTAGTTGAAGGTTGATCTAATGCTGAACCATTTAGTAAAATTAATCCTGTGTCAGGTAAAAATAAACCATATGATCCTGAGTTAGTATAACCTGCGTTGATTCCGTCTGATGTACCTGGTATAGCTCCTTGTCTTACTATTTGATAAGCTCTTTGAGTACCAAAATATGATGGTATAGTTACATCGTTTGAGTTATCTGTAAGTGTAAGAGCTTTTCCTGTTGCTCCTTGTAGTGTTAAAGATAAAGTTCCAGGTAATAGTTTTTCTTTATATCTAGCTCTTTCGATTGATAGAGCATAGATGTATCCTGGTGTGTAGGATGAACCGAATTGAAAATCTTTATCTTCATCTTCTAATACTAAAGTACGATATTGACCATAGATAGTTGATGTTGTAGATTTATTAGGAACAGCATCATTAAAGTAAACCCCACCACCTGATGTTTTATCACCATAGGCTATATCAAACTGAGGAGTAGATCCTGCAACTGTTGTTTCTGATTGGTTTACTGCTAAATAGTATTCACCTGAAAGAGAGGCTACTCGTTGTGCTGATGAAGTGAAGAAGGTAGATAACTCTACAGTCTCGTTACTCCATACGGTTTGTGATACAGAATCTGCACTTACTAAAAAATCTTCTGGATCTAATCTTTTGAATCCCATATCTTATTTTGTTGATGTTTTATTAATAGTAATAGGAACAGTAATACGAGCACCTGAGTCTAAACCAATGATAGTTAGAGTGGTTGTTATTGATGAGTTAGACCCAAATAACGTATTAATAGTAGTTGCTCTTAGGTTGATTTGTGTTCCAATAACAGTTTTGGATACGTTTGTACCTATAGTTGTTGTTGAGTTAGCGTTTGCGGATGTTGCTGCTTCTGTATTAATACCAACACCGTTGAAGTTAGATAATAATCTAATATCAGCGATTGTTGCTGCGTATCCACTTGTTTCAAATGACTGAGCTGCGTCAAGATAGTTAAGTGTTTGAGGTGTAATAGCAAGTTGAGCACCTTGTTTTAAAGTGATTGCTGTATAACCAACATCTAATACTGGAAGTTTAGCTGTTCCCCTTGGTAGAGTTACTAACTTATACTTCATGATTTGTGATTCATCAGGAAATGCTTCTAATAAAGGCATATTGTCAATAGCTTCTCCATAATATGAAGAACCAGATGGGTGATTTGGATTATATTGTGTATAATCGATTTCGTCATCTGCTAAAGCGAACTGAGTAATTTGGAATGATCCGTCGTTTTTAGCTAACGATTCTCTTCCTTTTTTTGTTAGAATAGCGTCAACTGTTACAACGCTGTTATTTAAATAGCCCATTTTGTATGTTGTATTTTATTATAAATATGATTATATTAAGTTCTTTTCAATAAGTGATGTTATAATATCGTCTGGGTTTTTCCTTAGTGCATCTACTCTATATTGGGGTGTGACTATACCCGGTGATGATGATGCCGAAACAGGAAATCCATATGGTTTTTGCTCGTTCAAGATAACGAAGCCTGGGTTATAGGCCAACCTCCTTATTAAAAAGAAGTTAGGATTTACGCTTGCGTCTACTTCTTTGTCTAAAGTAACGGTTAACGATACTGAAGATGTGTAATTCACGTTTACTACTTTGTAACTATAGTCTTCGTTATTTTCAAATCTAAACTCATCTCCTGGTGTTGATAAACTTTGAGATACTAAAGACCAAGGTGATGTAACAGGATCAAACTTCGTAAACGATGGTTCTACACCTGAAGGGAAATCTGTATTTTCACCTGGATTGTATGGTAGGTCTCCCATATAGTAGTTTGAATCATATGTATTAATCAAATCAGATGATACACAACGAAGTTCTTTTCTATTAGATACGTTTACAGACCACCAAGGACTTATTGATGTAATATTAGTAGTTCCTAATAGTGGTATTGTATTAGAGTTAGTAGTTGATGAGTTTTGTGAAAATAAAATAGGGTTAGGATAAGTACCTACAGAATAAACTGATGGGGTAACTGATTCTAATTTCTTTAATTCTTTAGCTTCATCAATATTTTGTATACTTACTATAACGTTAGTTGGAGTACTATTTGAATCTTTTAGTTTAAACGTATTCTCTAAGTTATTAAAGTTTATATCAGATAATGATGGATCATATAGTGTTGATGATGCGTCAATAAGATATTTTACAAATAAAGCGGTTTTATTATTTAAGTTAGGATATGGATCCACAACTTTACTAAAGTATCCTAAATAAGCGTTTAATGATTCAACATTAGGTATAGATCCTAAGTTATTAGTAGGTTCACCTTCTTGATATTGGTTTACCTCTTTACGTGTTGTTTTAGTTCCTATATATCTAATACCAGTATGTGATGTTTGACTGTAGTTCGAATCAGGTGTTGCTGCTTTTTCAGCAGAATTTTGACGTAATAACTCAATATTTTGTGGTAATAAAATACCAGACCCACTTAAGTTAGATGAGTTTGAGTAATCTACATCCTCTATAAATAAAGATTGTCTAGATGATATTACGTTATTTAAAACAGGTTGACAATCGGGGTTATTTTCTAAGTCTAACCCTGTTGTTAACCCTAAATATGATTCAGTGTCAATAGCTTCACCGGGTGTTGAAAATGACATTGAGTATTCAGTTACTATTAAATGATCATATGCTGTAGAATCATCATCAACTGATACTGATAGTTTTACAGTATCGTTAATTTGGATATTAGATGAATCGAAAGTTGTTTTCATTTCAATACTACCTGATTTAGTAGTTGGAGATAAAACATAAGATGATGTGTATATCGTATTATTAAGATACATATTCAACGATGCCTTACCCCAAGTATCTAACCCATTAGGTGATTCAAATGTTGCTGATGCTGTTACTGATACATCCACAACGGGTTGTGCTGAAAATGTATATATACCATCATTAGGGTCTTGTGAAGCGTCTTTATAAACTATATAAGCATTGGAAACTTCCCAATTATAATATAATTGACTATTTATAGTGCTAACTTCAGTATAGGATAATACAACATATATTTTATATGCCCTATGTGCTTGAGTATCATACCACCAACTATTAGCAAATTGTTGAGAGTTATAATCTCTACTTATATTTTGTGATCCAAAGTAGTTAGATGAAGCATATATCTCATCATCAGAGTTATGTGGAATACTTTCACCTTCAGGAGTAATAAATATACCACCATTTATAATAGGATCAGTTTTTGCCTTTATGAGTGTTGTTTTACTTCTAGTAGATGGATCTAGGTTTACAAATTTAGGTTCAAATAGGTTTTCAGTACCAGTAGCCCAAATCCTACCTTCTCTATAGTAATATTCTAAATCATTATTACCTTGAAGGGTGCTAGCATTTGTAAGCCTTAAAAATATGTTATCTGGTTGTATGTCTCTTGCCATTTATTTAATATTTAGAAGCAATATGCTATTTGTGTAATCGTTTGTCTTCCATTAACTGTTTCAACCTGTACAATCATCTTATCTTCGTTTTGAGCTGAGTATTTGTATACTCCATACTTACCAGTAGGTAAGTTAGCGGCTGTTGATGTTGGGTTACCAGGTGATGTAATAGAGGAAGATGTCCAATCTACATTATCATCTGCTGAGTTGTATAGTGTTATATCTTTTACCACAGCGAATCCATTTCTTCCCTCTTTTAGTATTAGCTTATTTTTATTAAGAGGTGTTGTTCCTAACACAAATAACTCTTCATTACCTTGATATCGCACAGCAACAGTAAATTCATTTAAACTATTATTTAATGTAGAACAATTAGTAGTTATAGGAGTTAAATATATAGCACACACTACAATAGATCTAGGTATAACATTTGGATCTTGATCCTTTATTAATGCCGATGGGTATGATACCATTTGTTGTGGGGCATTCATAAACCAAGGTGTTTTTGGTGTTTCTGCTAATCTTCCATATACAGAAGAGAGTGATGATGTAAATGCTGTGTTTACTTCTCCTGTACCTGTATCAAAATTCCCTATACTATCAACTATAATCCCCTCTGATTCTATATATTCGTTTGGTTCTATTAGATAATCAGCACCATCCCATCCTCTAAAAAACTGTTCTCGTGGGTAAGTAGGTGTTGTTGGGAAATACCCTTGAGGTATTGATTCATATATCCCATCTAATCTAAGAGGGTTTGAAGGTGTTCCTGATGATGAGGCATACCATATAAAGTCTCCAGTTGAATCAAACTCTATATCAAATATATTAGCATCTTCTGATGTTAATATAAGTGGGGATTGGGCTATGTCTATTTCAAAATACACATAATCATCAAAAACTTGCTTACTAGTTACTTCCCAAGTGTAGAAACCTGATTTTAGTTTTGGTAAACTAGGGGGGATTGGATTTTCTGATGGGTTGTTTAATAAGATAGGAATTGATGTCGCTTGAGATAATTCTCTTAATATACTAACACCCTCTCTAGATCTACTAGCTACCTTAATATGTTTAACGTTAAACCCATCATGCCATAACCAAACAATACCCTTATTAGGTGTGGTATCTCGAGATAAAAACTCATCTTCTGTAAAGTTATTAGATGTTAAAAATACAGGTGTTACTTGAGTATCTTGGAAATTAGGATTGGTAAATTCAGAACAATCTACCCCACCATCTCCCTTTACTACATTAATAAACGATGCGTTATCTAAAGTGGGATTACCATATTCCCCATTATAAAATCCAGATTGGTCTTTAGTTGAAAGAGTAGTTGGACCTTTTAGGGTTTGAATTATTTCTGACCAAGATTGGGTTATATTGAAAGTTGGTTTACTTTGATTTTGATATCTATTTACTTGACCACCAGCACCACCTGAAAACGTTTCTACTTGACCTATTGATCCAGTTAGAGTTTCGTTAGTAGATGATACTAAAGTTCTTCTATGTTTATTTCTTTCTAAAATATGTTGTTTTACTACAACACCTGATGATAATGATACGTTAGATGGAGTAAAATCTTTAACCATCTTAAATAAAGAGTTATCATAAAACTTTATTAGTCTTACAAAATCATTTAAATCATATGACTTAGTATATTTAGCAAAGTATTCATCTCTTAATATATCCAAACTAGGATAACTATTGGTGTCAGTTGATCTAGTTGATAGATTACCTAAATAATCACCTAAGTTAAAATATCCTACTTGACCAACAATATCTTTATTGATTTGGTTAGCAGGTGAAAATGCGACTTCAACATACCCCGAGTCTACATCTCTTTGATTACTATAATCTTTTTGTTGGATACTTCTCATAGGTGACAACGTTGTCGATTCTAATTTAGAAGTATCTATAATAATCTTATTGTTTATTTCTGAACTAATACCTGCTGGTATTTGGTTTCTAGCTATCTTTTCTCTATTTACCCCAAAAGCAGAAGAAGAAATGTTGAATTTACTATCATTCTCAAATGAATTTATACCTGATTTGAATTTATCAATAGGGTGTAATGCTATCAATCCTGAGTCTTCTAATAGTAAACTATACCCAGTTTCTAATAGAATGTGGGGTGGGATAGAAGGAGCAGGTGGTGTTTTTGGGTGGATACTTACTGAACCTGTGTATAATTCACCTCCTAAAGATGCTCTAAAAGCTAATTCTTCAGGAGCTGTATTTACTCCAGTACCAACATATGATTGTGGGTTTAAAGTAAAATATGAAAAAACATTATCAGGTATTTCTGATGTGTAGTATCTTATTTCTTGTAACCCTCCTGAAAAATGTGATGCAGGTGATAACGCTGTCCCAAAATCTGATGATGTAGCCGAAATCCATTCTGTAGACCCTGTTAAAGGTAGTGTACTAATACTACTATGTTGAATAGCAGATGTGGATACATATTCGCTATTTTTATTTTTAGCTGTTAAAGTATAACCTGATTGTTGATTATGGTTAACCATAACACTCCACCAATCCCCATTAAAAAATGGTAAATATACTGATGATGAAAGTGGTGTTCCCTGACCATTAGGGAATAATTTCAAATTACCAAATTGGTATTCAGGATCAACTACTGATCCACTATATGAACTTACAATCCCTGATGATCCAGTGTATTCTAATGTTAATGTAAGTCCAGTATCTAATGAAAGTACTTTTTGGATATTATTTGTAGGACCTAAAGATGAAGAATGAACAGTTTCAGGTTTTATCCTAAACATTACTGTTTGAGGTCTATCATAAGAACTACTCCAATCAGAATTTAATTTAAACTCAGTTTGTACTGATTGAGATCCAGTCATACCTAAATAATAATCATAGATATTTTCTTGAGTTTTATATACAGCTGGTTTTTTAGGTGAACCACCATATTCTTTTACATCTAATATAGTATTAGATATACCAAAAGTTGATATTAACGCTCTTAAACCTGCTTTAGTACCTTTAGTTTTTAATAAGTAAGGTATGTTATGGTATATTCGTTTGTAAACACGCTTTAAAACGTCGTTCTGAGCTATTACAGCGCTTGATGCGCTTATGGCGTTTGTCACTAGATCAATACCCTCTGAAGGAGAACTACCAGTAATATTTGCTACTGGGAATGTTGAACCTTCTGATGTTATACCTAGGAATGCTTGATATAAATCATCTTGATCATAGTTATTTGAATATAGTTTTATACCAAACTCTCTAATAGCATCTGCTACTAAATCCTTTGATATACCATAGTCTAATCTATTGTCAGCATCGAATCTATTAGTTACATCTTTAGTATAAGTCCAAACGTTATCAAAATGTTGACCTATCATCTCTATAAACAACTGATATTGTTCATTTGCTGGGTCTTCAACTAAGTATTCTGGTATAGTGTTTAATAAAGCATCATTATTGTTTTCATCATATAAAGATGCTGATGATATTTGACCACCATAGTAAATAGACCCTTCGTTAAGTGAACCAAACCATTCTGCTACTTGGGTTGAACCAGTAGGATATAAAGTGTAAGGTAAAGTAGAAGTAGATTTAGGCCAAGATGCCGATGATCCACTATTAAAATATAAAAAATATTCATATCCATCAAAGTTATCTATTGTACTATCTACGATAGCCTCTAAAGTAGCTTTGGATGATGAGAAAGCGATTGAACTAGTAGCTGAACCAGTTATTGAATATATGTCTTGTTCAAGTTGGTTATGTGTTGCCTCTAATAAAGATGCTTTATAATAAAAGTTTTTTAAACGTTCCCCTGATGTTGAAAACTTAATAAACTGATTGTATTTAGAGTAATCAATATTAATATTAATACTCTTTTCAGCTAAAAGTGATTTTAGTTGTTGTAGTGAAGATGTAAGAGGTGTTTCAAGTATTGAACTGTATGTGAAAGTATCTGATGCTACACCTACTTCGTTATTTACGTTTAGGTTAAAGTTAGGTCCTTTAATAAATTCAAAATCATCATCGATTTCAACTTCTTCAATAGCGTATTCTACTTTATATGCTTGTGGTGTTGATATTTCTTCAACAATCCATAATGTATCCTTTACTAAAAAGTTTGGTGGTAAAGGTTCGTATAATTTTATTAATACTGTTATTTGTTGATCTATTGTTGTTGGAGTAACATCAATATTATTAGCAATAACTTGTTGGTTATTACCAAAGTTAAGTTGAAAATCAACAAAATACGGTCTTGTTTCTCTATATTCTTGGAAATTAACAAAAGTATTGAATACTTGTTGGTCATCTAACTGATTAGTTTTTAATCTAATCTCTGTTCTAGATGGTGATATTTCATCAATATAATATCTATCCTTAATGGATGATCCTAATCTACGTCTGTATGTGTTATATACTGTATAATAGTTACCCTCTGTAAATCCTAGTTCTTTAAGATTTTTAGTTGGGTTTAATACTATGTCCCCTTCTTGTACTTTATATTGTTTTAACTCATAAGTTTCATCTGGTGAAACTATTTGTTTATTATCATCGTAAACATAAAGTTCGATGTAATCAGAAGATTCAATAAAATTAGTATCAAAGGAGGAAGATGGTATTAACTGCTCATCAGCAGTTTTATACTCCTGATATTCAAAAGTAGTTGGATCAACTTGGGTTAGTATAGTATTTTCTTCCATTATTCAATTGTGGGATTAGACAATGTAACTATTTCTTGTTCTAATTCCAAGTTATTTTCTCTAAGTGTTGTTATTTCCTTTCTTAATGCTTCTATTTCAGCGTCTGTTTCATCAAACGAAATATACTCACCTGACGTTTTTACTAAAAACTCATGGGAATTACTTTCACCTTCAGCAGGAATATCATAAAATAACTCGTTGTAAAGGTTAAAAAAATCTTCAACTGTAACTTGTGTCTCTAAGTCATCATTGACTGTAGGGACACTTAGTTCAGTGAATGTTGTTTTAATAGTTCTTGGATAATCAAGTTTATTAAATACTTCTTTTTGAAGGTCTACTCTCTTTTCTGACATAACTATCCATTTTTAACTTTAAAGTTAAAGTTATTATCTTTGTATACTATTATTTCGTTACCTACAAATGTTTTAATCAATATTTGATATTGACGTTCTGGTTCTAAACCATTCATATAAACTGTAAAATATGATGATTGTGGGTCCGCAGATATCTTAGTATAGTTTTCGTCAAAATCTACAACGTATTCATTAGTATCTAAATCTTTAATAGCGTAGTATGAACTAGATGGTAAAAGATAGTTTTGAGTATATGATGATGCGGTTTGGAAAGTACGAACTGGGTATTTAGGTCTACAGTTGACTCTAAAACGGTTAATACTATCTTCATAAAACACACCTGGGTTTTCATCTAACGCCATATAAATATCTGTGTCGTCTATAACGTTTAACGATCCAGTAGTAAAATCTGAATCATCCCACTTAACACAAAGTTCAGGTGGGTATATAGTATATGTGTCTGATGAATAAAACTTAATTTGGGGTACTATAGAAGATGAAGGTTCAAACTCTAAACTTCCAGTCCACTTAACTATAAATCCGTTGTTGTCTATAGTTGTATATGGATTAATACCTTTAGATTGTGAATACCAAACATCAACTATGTCAGTTACTTTAACATCTAAATCTTTTTTAGTTCTAACATCGTATGATTGTGATGCAGATGATAAATCTATATTTGGGTTTGTTGAACCTGTATACCAAACTCCACCTCCTGGTGTTGCTTCGATAGATTCATAGTGTTGGTAATCAGGTAGTGAACTTGAAGGCCATAAATTATTTGAAAAATTATCGTTTCGTTGTCCCCAACTTACACCATCGGTTGTTTCAGGTTTATTTCCATAATGACCAGTACCATTAGTCCAATCATATGCTATGGGAAATACCTCTAACTTTGATTGTTGAGCTATACCTTGAGCTGTTGCTACATAAGATTTTAAGTGAACATCATAAGGATCGTCTTTAACTATATTATCAAAAACATAGTTAATATCATCTTGATCAAATTTTATTAGGAAACGAGATACTGCTGTTGTAGTATATCCTTCTAAAGATTCTGTATTATATGTTATTGAACTACTAACCCAAGTTTCTCCTACATCACCCCATAAATTAGGGTGGTATACTGGGTTAGATAAATCTATTAATGGATTTTTCCAATTACGAGACTCATTCATAGCATCTAACCCTGTGTTCATTAAGGGGTATTCACTATACATAGTGGCATCGTTTACCGCAAAGATTTTATATACTGCCATATTAGAATGTTACTACTCTACCACTAATATCTCTATTGGGATACTTTATCTCAAATATAGATGGATCGATTGAGGGGTATATTACACCACTTTGTGTAGCTCCTTCAATGTCATAGCCATATTGAGAATATCCTTCAGATACACCAGCTTTGTTGGTTATTGTTACTTGTTTAACTGTCTGTACTCCTGTTACTTGATCTAATAAAACATTTATATTTCTTAAAATAATAGGTTGGTTTATTTGCCATTTATCTACGTTAAAGAAATCTATTAAAGCAGTTAAACAGTTACGTATTACTTCGTTGTTGTTATAGTTAGGTAATGTTATGATTTCAAAATCAACAGCTATGTTTACTATGTAAGCATCTTTGATAGTGATTGAATCACCTATCATTTTATATTGATTTAGATATGTTGATAAGTTTTCTTTTAAAGCTGATGATGCTATTCTTAGATTTTTATTTATATCATAAGATAAAGTGTAAATCTCTAATGTTGTATTTGAGTTAGCGTTTAGTGGTTTTTGAACATGCGCTTTAGATATTGATCCAAAGTTAGAAGGCATAGATAAAGTACGTACTAAGTAATCATCTGCTGTTACGTTTCGTAACTGAGTACCATAACTAGATATTGTGTTTTGTCTTAGTTCTTCTGTTGAATCCCCATCTGCCCCTCCAGTTGCTGCTCCAGCATTATTTACTGCTACAGAATCGAAAACATATTGAGCTAACGATGCGTTTAGTGTTGGTTGTATAAACGTCGTATTTGTAGTGTCAACGTTGGTTAACGTATTTGCAGCGACGTTAGACGCAACACCACCGCCAGTTATGTATCGAACTGTTAGTGTAGTATTTGATGGTGCTATACCATAGGTATTTGTAAAAATAAAGTTAGTAGGTGAATAAGCTGTTGTAAGTTTATCTTGAGTATAAGGTAAACCTAAACCTACGTTATGTGGGTTTGGTATAATCTCTTCGTCATTTGCTTCAGCGTTACCTGATCCAAACTGGATTTGGAGTGTTGTATTATCTATAAATCTAGTAGCAAAACGTCTTTGTACTTGCTTTAGTTGTAAAATATAAGGTGTATCTTCTTGACTATTGGAGTTATTAGGATCGTTTACGTTTGTGTTTTTAATCTTATCATAAACTGAATCTTGCCCTAGAGCACTAACTTGATACCATTCGTTACCATCAGAATCAAATACATCTAATATTTGAGCTATATTTTCTCCTTGTAAATCAACTGTTGGAAATTCTTGATGTATTCCAAACGAAAAAGTTGTTGTTTGAATATCACCTGATGTTGCATTACGTTTTTTATTTAATAAGTAATAAGTTGGTGTAGCACCGTTTACTTGAGCTATAGTTACTAGTGTAGGATCTTGAGATGATGATACTGTAAAATCAATATTATCTTGGATAGTGAAAGTTTGACCATCTCCTGTAACTTCTGTATTCTCTGGAAAATCGAGAGCGTATGTAAAATCAGGTTGTGATCCTGTACCTACAGTTTTAGCAGGTACTATTTGAAATATATCTAATTCGGTTGAAGATAAAGATGTTACTTTAGGAGTGTAACCAAACATATATGCTAAATCGAATAAGTTATTCGTTTGTCTAGCATATTGTATGAATGTTTCTTGTAGTTGGTTATCTAAATAAAAACTTAAAACATCCCCTACATAAGATGCTTGTTCCATAAACATCATACCGGGTGATGCTGGAGAAAAGTCTGTATAGGTTGTTGGGAAGTATGTTTTAGAAAAGTTTATTAACTGATTTCTAAAATCTCCAAAATCCTTATTTAAATACGATATGTCTCTTTTTACTTTTGCCATTATTGAAATGTTAACTCAACGTTATCTGTTAATCCAGTTTGAGCAATACTATATTTTAGTGATACTGTCACTGTATATTGATCAGGATTTGATGCTACTTCTAAATCATCTATAATAACGTTAGGGATATTTTCGTTTATACCTTGTTGTATAGTTTCTTCTAGACCTTCTAGGTTATCGTTTTCTATTTGTTCAAATATAAAGTTTTTTAAACCTGCTCCAAAAGTAGGATTAGCGATTCGTTCTCCTGGGTTCGTTAATAAATAGTTAACTAAGTTGTATTTTATAGCATCCTTAGTTTGATAGGTTTGGTTAAAGACAGCCGGAGCACTAAAGGGTAAAGCTACACCTATAGCGACTCTAGGTCGTAAATCGTTAGGAAATATTTGTCTTTCTCCGAATGCCATTATTTATTCATTATACCCATTATTTGATCCATTGATACTTCACCTTCAGGTAACTTACCATTTGGAGAAGTTGTATCAACCGGACCGTTTATTTGTAGACCTTGTCGTGGTGCTACGTCTCCTGATGTAAACTGTGCTTTCATATCACCTAAAACATTCATATAGTTTTCTCTGATATTTTGTTTAACTTCTGGGGTAGCATGTGGTGCTGTTGGGGTTGAATAAGTTGGTTGTTCGATTATTGGTTGTTTATTTGACTTAATTGCCTCCAATAAAATGTCCTTTAGTTCCTCTTGGATTACTTCCTTTACTACTTCTTTTAGTGTGTTTTTAAGTTCTGTTAGTTTCATATGATTATAAATATAACGTTAGTTTGGTTTTAAATCGTTTTGTTCAATAGTGAATATAAGTTCGTTTATTAGTATTTGATCTGATGAAGCGTATGATGGTTCTCCTTTAACTACCACCACACCTTGGCTATCTTTACCAACAGCATAGCGACGTTTTAGGTCTTTATTAGTTTCACCTTCTTGTGTTTCTACACCTAAAATAAACCCGTTATATTCTGTTTGTATGGTTTCACCAGCATCAGCTGATTCTTTAGTAATATTTGTAAGTTCCTCATCTAGTTGTACTTGTAGATAGGTTCCTGATAATAGATCTTGGATATTAAAGTCGGCGTTAGGTGAAATACCTAATATTCTTCTTATTCTAGAGTCATCTACTTTTGAAAAATCAACATCTTGAATAGTTAAACTACCAGGTTGGATAGTTACCCCGTTTGTAAGGTTTTTATCTATTTCTTCTTCCTTATTTAACTCATCTACTACTGCTTGTCTGGATTCATCTAAACACTCCCCTATTAAACCATCTATTGCGCTTAGTATGTTTAATACCTTAGTTAAAACGGATACAAGTGGTATTGTTGATGGAGTTAGTATACCTACAATATTACCAAACTTATCTACTAGTTTAGTAAGTTTATCTTTTTTATCTTCTATTACTGATATTTTACCTAAGGAAGTTGATATAATAACACCCCCTGCTGGTCCTGGTGGTAAACCTATGGTTGATGGTATTGGGTTTACTGTTATTATTTTTCTTACTACCTTAAATGCTATTACTAAGGCTTTGAGTATAGAAGAAATAGTTTTTACTTTACTTGCTATTTTTAGTATATTATTTAACTGTCTTGTTAGTTTATTCTTTTTACTAATAAGTCTAGGTATACCTCCTATAGAGGGGCATGATTTTTTTGCTAGTTGGTTTAAAGCAGTTATACCAAACTGTGCTAATAGGTTTAAAGCAAAAGGTATTACTCTTTCATTTATTTTATTTACCTCTTTATTAATAGTTTCGGTTATAATAGCCTCAGCTGATTTAAGGTTGAAGGAGTTCATTTTATTAACATCACCCTCATCCATAACTAAAAGTTTAGATTCTTCTTTTTCTAAGGATTTCTTAATAGTGTTTAACTCAATAACGTTAATACGAGTTTTAAGTTTACCATCTAAAGTTGTGGATGGTGCGTCTTGGGGTTCATATTTATTTTTAGAAAAATCTATATTACTTTGAGGTATTTCTTCTCCTACGGGGACAGTTATTCGTAGTGTAAAACCACCTCCTGGATTTGTTGTTGTGTTAGATTTATCTAAACTAACTTTAACTCCCCTTAATCCCTCTTTAGTTATAGAATCTATTACTCTACCTTTTATTTGAAACTTAGTAGGTTTTGGTGCTACCTCTTCCCTAACTACAGTTGGAACGTTTATCCAGTTACTAGTGTCATTTTTCCTACCTGTTGGTGTGTAGTCATTAACTACTTGCTTAACTAAGTTTAAAAGGGCATCTGAGATGGTTTTTGGGCCTTCATTTACTTTAAATCCAAAAGGATCATACAGTATAGCAAAATTTTGGGGACCAAAGGTTTCAATCTCTACATAGTAATCATTCGATAAAATATATTTGTCGTTTGCCATTATACAGTTCTACTAACTTTAGATATTAGTTTATCGTTTTTAACTAGGTTAAGAATAGATTGGGATACTGCTTTAGTATTAGATGCTGCTGCGCTAACGGGAATATTAGGTACTGGAGAACCACCAGGCCAGTTTTGACTTTTTTCTAAAGCACCACATACATTTTTTATACCTTTTAATAATGATTCAAACTGCTGCATAAAATCATCACCTAAGATTAGGGCTTGAGCTGCGTTTTTTGAACCTAGGTTTACTTTAGGTGCAACAAGGTTAATATCAGAATCTGATGCTATACCTACTGTACCTATAGATGTTATTGCTATTTGTTTATTAGCAGATATTAATAATGAGTCTGTTTTTGCGTTAAGTACTAATCTACCACTATTTAATACTATTTGATTTTCTAAATATTCTGGGGTTGTTGTAGGTGGTTCTTCAAACGCTTCATATAACTCGTTATCTAACTCTAAAGGTATTTTTTGATCTTTGGTTAGATAAATAGACGATAAATCTTTATTAATATTTTCAGTTACAGGTAACCATCCTAACTCAGATGAGTCTTCGGGTTGGCCGTTTCTAATAATAGTAATGGGTGAACCATTTTCTCCGTTTTCAGACCAATCGTTAGTATATTCTGAGTCTGTTTTTGATGTATTACCTAATCTTATACTGTTACCAAATCTACCTTCAACTATATTATCACCAGCAAAGGGTAAAATAGGATGTATGTTAGTTTCTTCTACAAAAGTACCACCTGATTCTCCGTTTAAATCTATCTCAGTTGAACCATCCTTAACTCGTCTAACGTTCCCACCTGATGTTTGAGCGTAATCTTGTGTTTGTTCGTCTGATTGTGGTTTTAGTGGGTTTGGATATGCGTTGTGGTGTGGGTGGTTCCAAAGTGAAAGTGTATTTAAATAATAAAACTTCTCTGAACCAGTACGTGTCCCTAAACCTGTATCTGGTAGTTTAAATATTAATACTAACTCGTTTATTAAAGGATATTTTTTACTATTAGATAATAGTGGGGTTGCTATAGCTTTATTTTCCCCTCTTGATGATTGATAATTTACTAACTCGAACTCAATAGTTCCTATACCATTCCATTCACCATAACTCTCAAAGTTACTTGAGTTTTCATCCAATATAATATTTAATACTCTACCAGTTTGGAAGGTATTATCTAAGTTATTTGCTCTAACTGCTAAGCCAGATACATCAACTTGATTTAAGTTATTATTTAATGCAGCAAATCCTAATGTAGACATTACTTAGTTGATTCTGGAAGGTTCTTTATTTCTCCTAAAAGTTGTGCTTTTTCCTCTTCAGTTAATAGTGTAGTTTCAACATCACTACCCTTATTTTGAGTTGCTCTTTGGACTATAGTAGCCATTTTAACTAATACTTCATCGTTTTTGATACCCAATTCCATATATTCTTTGATTAGTGGTACTATAAGAGTGGCATCACCAATGTCCTCGATTAATGGTTTTAACTCTGAGATTAAACCTATGATTTGGGCACCTCTAGTATTTTGATTTTCGTGGATTTCTTGGAGTATATCGGAGAACTTCTTCTTACCGAATATTTTATCGTCAAACTTACCCATAATATTTTATTATAAATATTAGATATTAAAATCTTGCGTATCCATTATCTAAATAGAATAAATATTCTGATTTGAATATGGTATGTAGTTGTTGAGCTATTCGTGTGATTTTTGGTGTTTTAACATCTACCATTTCTCTGATGTAGATGTATAGTGCCTTTTTGTTAAAGATCTCTATATTTTCTCTCTTACGAAATAACTCTAAAATAGCATCTGCGATTTGAGCATCATTACCTTTAGGAAATAAATCAAAAATATTTGATGATACATGCTCCACATATAAATCCATATACTTATCCAAATCACTTTTCACATACTCTTCATCCTGATTATATCTAAAATCATCGTTTCTGTCTAACTCGGAAGCATCTACCTTTTGGATTCGTTTCTTATAGTTTTTAGTATTATATAAGATTAACCATCGTTTTACAATAGTACCAAAATAAGAATATGCCTTAGCACCCCTAGATGGATCAAATAAGTGAATTTTAGAGAGTAGATATGTTATAATCTCATGTTGGAGATGTTCTATTTGATCTACTTCAGTATAATAAAATTTAAATGTGTGAATGATATTCTGAGTTAATTTGAAGAATGCATAGTGTATCTCTTCTCCATAAATCTTAGAACGTTCATCGAAATCAGAAGACGCATTGTATCTTACTATAGCGTCTTCAGTTTCGTCTGTAAAGTAGTATCTAGAACTACCTGGTGCTGCTTTTCTTGGCATGTTGTAGGTTTATTCCTCGACTCTAAAGTTAGTTAATGAGTCTTGGATTTTCTTTAATTCGTTGAAAAAATAGCCTACTTCATCATCACTTTTGAATGTACCCTTAGAATCGATTTCTTTGATTCGTTTGTCTGATTCCTTTACCTGTTGCTGGAATCTAAGGATGAACACTCTATACCCTTCTACAAGATCCTCATATTTCTCATTTTTCATAAGTAGATTACGAGTAACATAAAGTAAAACAATTACAATAGTAACTAAAATTGATACGATTATGTATAGTGTTGTTGGGTGAAAATTCATGTTATAGGTTATCAAGCATATTTTTTAACCCTGCTGATTTAACAGATGATAATGCTTTTGATTTATTATTGTTGGTAGTGAAGTTACGTTTACTATTTGGCTTAGCCAAGTTACTTTCTCCTATAGTAGGTAAATATTGTTGTTCCCACTCAATTCTTGCTGAACGCATATCGGCTTCATGTATGATTAATGCTAAAGGTGTTCTAAATCTATTTTCTGGAATGAATGATTTAAAATATGGTGTATTTGCTTCATCAAAAAGCCCATCATGAGTTTTAATAGCGATAAACTCATCTTGAGACATAGGTATCCCAGCTTCCTGAAGTAGAAATAATGAACGGTCGGGCACAGTCATATAAGCTAGATTAGTATTAAACTTATATAATTCACCTAAATTCTTCTTACGCCACTCATCCTGGGAAGGGTAAACAGCATCCTCATCTTTAGTACCTAGTTTACCTAAATCATGGTTTAATGCGCAAAATACAACATTATCCAACGTGATACCTTCGAGATTACTACCAGCTCGACGCCACACATCAAGTGATACAATAGCGTTTTTAATCACATTTAAAACATGAAATACATAACCACCAGCAAATGCAGAATGGTAAGCAGCTTTATGGGCCGCAGGTAATAATATTAGACGTTCTTCATGTTGTTTGTAAAAATCTAGTACTTTTTCTTTACGAGGTGATTCAATATATTTTTCAATATACGAAATTAACTCATCATAGTTCGATTGTAATTGTTGTGCATTCATTTCCATAACTTTTATTTATTTAATTTATCTTACTTTATTCATTTCATGGCCATCTAACGGTTCACGTTGCACCATATCATCAATACCTTGTCTTAGAACTTCAATCTCATCTAATAACTTGACAAAATCCGAAACAGGATATTGCTGTTGTACGGCTCTTTTAGCCATTTGGATTTTGGCTCGCATACCTTCTAGGTTGCGATCGTATAAATCTCTATTTCTCATAGGGTTATTGTTTAGTATTATTTGTTTTATTTTTGTATTTTTATACCTTGATTTTTCTATATATTTGTCACTATTTATTTTTAATAGTTTATCATATATTGTTATCAATATTTCGATATGTTTTTATTTATGTTGGGAAGGTAATAAACTTCTCTCTGGTATCCAAGTTATTTTAACCAATTCTCAAGAAATCTTTGGATTTTAAGTAAGTGAGCGCACTTTTCATACTCTTCTCCACTCTCATGGAACTTAATAGCTAACTGGAGTACGTAAGCTAAATCGTATGGGTTGAATAAAGTTAAATCTAAAACCTCTTCCTTATTGTCTAAATCAAAATCCTTAATATAATACCAAGCACGATTATAGACTATGAACGATGCTTGTCTCTTGGTTTCCTCGTGATCATAGTTCTTAGCATCTGCTTCTTTCATCCCACGTTTAAAGTGTTCAAAAAATAGTTGATGATTTTCAATCAACTTCTTAAACTTACCAATCTTAAAGTGAGTTGATGATGATACCTCAATTTCAATCTCATCATCATTCATTTCTACCTTACCTCTATCTTCAGGTTGGGGAAATAAGTTAAATAAGTCGTTCTTATCAATCATATGTTATAAATATACGAAAAAAATATCGCTTCTCCAAATAAGAAAAGAGGCACTTATGTGCCCCTTATTAATAGATATTCTATAAGTATCTTATTTATCTTCAGCTACAGATGCCTTACGATATTCAGTAACTAGGTTTTTAATACTACCTATAGCTTTACGAGCACGTTGGTGTGCTGCTTTTGATTTTGCATTGTGTTCTGTTGAAAACGTTTCATACAACGCATCTAATTGTTCTTTAATTTCTTGTGATGTCATTTTAATTTAAATTTTAGTTAATAACTGTTTTAATACACGATTGTGTTTATTCGTGGATAAATACGCACAAAATTCATTAAAATCGATGTTACGTTGGATTTTGCTGGATCTGTATCTCTCTCCTTTTTCAAATTTAAAACCCGCATTAGTATCATACCATTTATTATCTATGGTTTCAACATATTGTCTATTATAGATATTATTGGGGTTGTCTTCAAAAAACAAACAAAACGTTTGATTTTTATCAAATATAACTGCTGATTCCTCACCCTGACTCTCAATATCTTCTTCTAGCATAAATACATGATTTTCACCAGCGGTTTTGATTTTAGTATTATAATAAAAATTTCTAGATGGTTCTAACACCTTACCATTTTCATCAACAACTGGCTCAGTAAACCATGCTGGGTTTTCAAAATAGGGTGTTCTTGTAAATCTTTGTGGATCTTTGTTCATATATTATATTTTTATGTTTATGTTACCCATAATATACGAAATATATCTACGGTAGCCAAATACTTACTATAAGATAGGGTGGAGTGGTTAAAACCTTTATTTATATTATATATACACACTAAAAAACAAACTATGGAATTAGCAATATTTTTTATAAGCGGAATTCAACTTACACTATTAGCGATACTTTTATACCAATATGGTTCAATCAATAAAAACTATAATGTTATAAAGAAAAATCAAACCACAACAGATGATAGTTATGAAAAGTGGATTCAAATGACCACTAAACAATTAGATGAAATAAGAGAACACATTTCTACATCTGATTTCGCTGACGCTGCCACATTTAACCGCGAAATTACCGCATTTTCTGAGCGTTTAAACGCGGTTGAATCATCAATCACCATACTCGCTAACAAGGAAGATAACGACGTTAAAACGCTAAAAGACAGCATTAAGGAAATTAAGATATACCTACATGGAGTAATATCTGGTGAGGCAAGTAATAAAGGTTATTAGGTAAGGTATTAGGAGTAAAGAGAAGAATCAATTTCATCATCTAAATCGAAACCATCTCCAGCTTTAGCAGCTTCTTCTTTTCCAATCCAGTATATTACTTTACTAAAACCATCATCGTTTGGTTTAGTAATTGTAAAATAATTCATATACTTTTCTTTAACTTTTCTAGTTGTTCTTTTACTATCTATTGGTAATAGACCCAACTCTTTTGCTTGTTTAAAAGTAATGGCACTATCATATTCCATTTCTTCAGCACCTTCCCCAACCATCTTCATCACTTTGGCTACGTTAAGAAACTTCTTAAATCTACTTTCAAATAATTCCATACTATTATATTTTATTATAAATATGATTACTTAACGGTAGATACAATCTCCCTAACTTTTTCCCCTAACTCCATATTATTAGGTGTGGTTTTTACTAAATCTAAAATCGACTTTAAAAGTATTAAATCTTCCATCATAACTGTTTTTTAATTATTATTTTTTTATCCAATCAAACCTATCTTCAAGTTTACTAACTACTTCTTTAACTTCATCACTAGACCAATCTAAACAATCTAATGTTAATCTAGACTTATGAAACGATACGGAGTTATCACCAATACCATCACTAAAAAAGTTAATATCCATATATTGCCCTTCATCAAACATATCTGCTTGTGGGTATTCACTCTCAATAAACCTATAAAGTTCTGAGTGTAGTTGTCTTAGTTGTTCTCTTTTTGTCATAACCCTTTATTTTTTCTTGTATATTTCTTTTTATTTTTATATATATTAGGTCTTGACGCTTGCCATATTTTTATTAAAGTTTCTTTACTAAGTTTTGGGGACTTGGTTTTCATAACCTTTATTTATTAAACCATTCTTTCATCATCTCTCTCATCTCTTGAATATTTTCATCTACAAGACTTTGTTCATACTCATCTAACTTAGAGTATTTTACACCTGTGGTGGATTCTGATAATTCGTTTTTTAATTGTCTCTTTGTCATACCTTTATTTTTAATATTATACGTCAATATACGAATAATATCTACGGTAACCTAACAAGTCACATATTACTTTTCAGCGTATAGGTAAGTACTTAATAAAGTCCCTATAGTAATAGATTTAGTACGAGCATCATTAAGTTGTTCTTCACTTAGTTTTTTAACTCTAGAACAATATTCGATTCCTAACGTACCAATAAACTCATCGTTAATAGAGTTTAAAGCAAATAAATATGATGATTTAGACCCAGTCCCCTCAGCAAATATTTTTAAACCAAAGTGATTTCCCTTTTTATAGTTGGGGATTAATATTTCACCATCACTATATAGATGTGAAATCGGTTTACTAAACAGGGAAACAGGAATATTTTTAAAGGTATCACTTATAGGACTAACACCTGGAGTAAACATTTCATGAAATATAGAAAACTTTTGTATCGACTTACCAGTAGGGTAGAAGTTTCCACCATTATGGAATTGAGATATCCATACTCGACAAGCGTCTAACTCATCCTTAAGTTGTTCTAGTTGATCATCCACTAACATATTAGTTTGTAGGGCGGATTTTATAGGGTCGATTTTAGTTTTATTATTAAGATAATGACGGTAACGAGTTACCAATAAGGGACCTACTACGGCACTTATGATGACCACTAAGATTGCTAATTCCAATTCAAACACAATTTAATTTTTAAACATTTATAAACAACCCTATATAGTTATAAATACTAATTTTTCCTCCCAATAACATTAGAACTATTACTTCCCCTTCTGGTAGTTGGTCTAACTCTACGTGGTGGGGGAGAAGGTGGATTAACTCTCCTAGGTGGATTATTAGAAGGTATTATTCTAGGTCTGTTTGGTGTCCTTGGTCTTGGTTCATTTGGTCTAATCCTTGGCCTAGGTCTAGGTTTTGGTTTAACCTTTGGTCTAACACTCGGGCGATTAGGAACAATATACCTATTATTAGATACTCTATACTGACTCCAGTATCTATAGTTGTCCCAGTTATAGTATTGATTCCAGAAGTAAGGATCGTTGTATCTCCAGTTGTTCCAGTACCAGTTATTATTGTGTCTATATCTAAGAAACTCAGTGTCTCTATATTTGACAAACTGTCTATAGGGGACACTAATGGTATCTCCAACTTCTGTAATGGCGAGTATACTTTTAACTTCATATCCTTTGTTTGTTGTGAATGTATAAGACCCACATGATTGAATAACTAAATAAAATAAGATTAATAATTTTTTCATATTTTTTATTATATAGGACCACCATCAGTTATGGTCCACGGTGTATTTACTAAATTTGTATGTGCCACTCCAGATACACTGGAGTTATATTGTAAGTCATTACTAAACTCTACCCCTGCTAAACGTGTGCTATTTACCCACCCATTAAGTAAATTATCATAGTTAGTTGTAGTCATATCACTACTAACAAACATATTAATTGCTGTAGTTAAAGCTCCAACATCCCATGCCCCAATATCTTGATTGAAGGATGTTGATTCATAAAACATTTCATCCATATCTGTAATAGTACTTGTATCCCATGCTGATAGATCTCGGTTAAATAAGGTAGCATTTTTGAACATTTCGTTAGTTCTAATAACACCATTCATATCCCAAGTAGATAAATCTTGATTGAATACATCAGCCCCATTAAACATTGCTTTCATAGTAGTTACGTTAGGTATATTCCAATTCCCAATAGGTTGGTTAAATACTGTTGAATAAGCAAACATAAAGTCTGTATCCTGAAGTTGTGGGGTTTGCCAATTACTTATGTCCTGATTGAAGGAAGTTCCATAAAACATAGAATCCATAGTAGTAGCTGATCTCACATCCCAATTAGAAATGTCTTTATCAAAAACTGTATTATCCTTAAACATATTTCTAAAAACTTGGACAATGCAAGTATCCCAATTACTTAATTCCTGATTGAAGTTTTCAGCAGCATTGAACATCTGAAACATTGTAAGGACATTAGAAGTATCCCAATTATTTAGAGGTTGATTAAATACAACAGCATTTCTGAACATACTAGACATATTAGTGACACTACTAACATCCCAGTTAGTTAGGGGTTGATTAAATGCTGGGGTAAAACCAAACATATTATTCATATTAGTAACACTACTAACATCCCAATCCTTAATACTATCACTCTCACCATTATTAAATTTTGGCATAGAACTAAACATCCCCGCAGTTCTAACAACATTAGACATTCTCCAAGCACCAATATTTTGATTAAATACCTCAGCACCACCAAACATTGCTTGCATATCAGTCACATTGCCCACATCCCAACTATCTAATGGTTGATCAAAGGCATCTGCTCGTCTAAACATTTGTCTCATATCTGTAACATTACCCACATCCCAATTATTTAGGGGTTTATTATATGAGTCTGTATTAAAAAACATACTCTCCATATTAGTCACATTAGAAACATCCCAATTAGATATATCATAATCAAAGTTGATGGCAAAAGTAAACATCATCCTCATATTAGTTAATAGACTTGTATCGGGTAAATCTTTAGCTGAAAAACCAATTAGGTTGACACAACTACTAAACATCTGATACATTGAAACCCACTTAGTATCTCCCCAGTTTAAAATATCAACTACAGTAGCTCTTATCGTATTATTCATCCCAGTATAATCTTGGGTGTACGAGTTAAAACCACCACTTTCGATTTCAACATCATAAATTCCAGCTACGGGCCAAGTGCGAGTAGGAACACCAGTTCCACTTTCAGTAGTACCATCACCCCAATTAATAGTCCAAGTAGTAGGATCACCACCATCTTGTTGAAGAGCTAATATAGTTTGAAAACCAGCAGTAGGTATATTAAGTTGGATAACAAACTTAGTACCATAACCATCAATAATAGCTTGGGCAGCTTTCTCTTCTTCACTCCCACCTGCAGCCCTTTGAGCAATCATTAACTTGTGTTGGTCAAGGTTAGTTATATAGTTTTCAAATAAGATTTTCTCATCTCTATATTTTTCCTTTAACTCCAATATAGTTAAACCTTCATTATCTTCCCTTTCTATAAAGTGTAACCACTCTCCAGGATTTTCTTGTGCTATTAACATATGCGATTATTCATTTATTATAAATATTAACAATAAAACCAGCCCGAAAACTCTTTTTTACATACGACTATCCTACTTTAACATATAGAACTTACTAAATACGGATATACCTACCATACACACCTAAACTCAACTATCTTCCCCGTCACGATTACCTCCCTCACCGTAGGAGGATAGGAATATCGTGGAAGATACCCCACGTGGATTACTGGTGTTATTTTTAAAGTCGTCTACATCGTTATATATCCACATATCGTGTTGATTAACGTTGGAAAATGCTGGATATAACGTGGATACGACGTGGGTTTGGGGTGTATAACGTTTTACCCAACTACGATTCCCGATTCGATTGCCGCTACTATAAAGTTATATTCCTTATCGACGTAGGTATCCATCCAATCCCACTCTCTTCCACTATTAATCATATTATTTGGTTTTGTTTGAAAATCGTCCTCGTTTCTTTACGTTGGTGTCTTTAAATACCGTTTTACCGCTCATTATATCTTTTTCTAATTGAGGATCCATTGGTGCAATCATTGTATCTGTTCTCATATTGTACTGTTTATCCTCTTGCATCTCATGGAATACTTCCCAATATAGGGGGCTACTCTCTTCACATCGTATGGTATTACCCCATCCTTGTTTTCCTTTCATATCGTCACATCGTTAGGAAGTGTACCGTCTGGATTTAACTTAGATATAGCGGTTAATATCCTATCGATATCACCTTCATCTTGCCAACCTAATACATCGTCAGTTATGTCGGTTGTTGAGTTAATATTCCCAGTATCGTTGTCTAATACGGCAAGTTCGAATAATCCACTCTTACCACCATGGCTAAAATCAGATTTTACGATGGATGCTCCAAACCCATTAGGGAAATCAGCAAACGCTTGTATACCATTTTGATTTTTCATATCCTCAAATATGAGTAAATCGAATTTTGTAATATTATTTTTCATTTGTAAATTTTTATTGTTTATGTCTTCTTAAATTAAACGTTGTATAAACCCAACGATTACTATAAACTCTAATCACTTTATATTGTTTGTGACCTATATGTGTAATTTTTACAATCCTACCACCTATATGTGATAAGTTTTCTCTAAGATATTTTATATCCTTCTTTTTCTCACTTCTACTACAAATGTGGAAATTATCAACTACGGTATGGATTTCATTTTTACCAGATGAGGAATGTGTCACTTTACCTTGAGAATATAAAAAACAACTCACAAACACTAAACTAACTAAAACTAATACTTTTTTCATAAACCTTTATTTGTTATTAATTACTTATTTACTCCATAAATATACGATGAGGATCTCGGGTAACCTAATATCCCCGCAATTACTTTATAAACTTATGATATTTTCCAATAATCATATCTTTATCATCAAATATATCGATGGTTTCGGGTTCACCCATAGATTCTACTTCTCCAATACGTCTTTGTTGTATAAAATACTCAATAGTATCTTGCATATATATCACTTTCATAGATTATCGTTTAAAATTCTTACTTTCATATTTTTCAAATATAGCTTGAAACCTAGCTGATTGTCTTTGTTTACCTAATGTGGTTAAAAGTGATTCATTAAAATTCAAACGTAATGTTGTGCTGATAGTATCAATGTATTCATTAATAACTTCTCTAGGTATAATAGATACGCGATTTAAATCATAATGGAAAACAACTAAATAATCATATCTATCTTTCTTCTTACTATGATTATATGCTACATAATGAGTATCGGTCTCATTTGACATAGTTTTAATCTCATATAATGCTCCTTCATCATCTATAGCATCAAATCCATCTTCATCGATATTTTTCCAACCAAAAGCATTACATACAATAGTTTCACCAATAGTGCCAATAGCTGTTGCAATTTGGTTCTTATCTGCGTTTGGTACTAATAAATGAATATCTTTTAACAATTTCATTCTAGTTTCTGATAGTTTATTCATGACCTTTATTTTTAATTAATTACTTATTTACCCGTAAATATACGAACAAAAAATACGATATCAAAATATTCCCGCGATTACTTCCATAGTTTATCCTTTATTTTTATTCCAAGGAAGGGGATATCCTAACTCTATTGCTTTTTCTATTAACTCTTTTTCAAATAAGGGACCTTTTACAGATCCTTTAGTTTTTATTCCAAAATGTTCTTCTTCAATAGGTGGAAAATCTATAAAAAATATTTGTATATTATTGCCTTCTCTAATTGATTCTTTTATCAAAACACCAACTGGATCCGTAGATCTATAATCAAGGACTCTCCCATCCATACAACGGCTTCCACCACCTACTTTTCCAATTTTGAATAATTTATTATTAACAAAAACAAAATAAACACAATCTGTAAATAGGCCTTTCTTTAATCGAGGATTTTTCATTAATTCATAACCATCTGAAGCTGCTGCTGCAAATAAATGATTTTCATAATTTTTTAATCCTAAATTAGACAATATTAAATGAATTTTTTTCATATAATTATCTTAATTATTAATACGATGTCAATATACGAACAAAAAATACGATATCAAAATATTCCCGCGATTACTTTAAAAAAATCTGAGGAGATGCTATAATGATATATCCAGTCGATAAAACGAAAATTTTTAGAGAGACTCTTTTTGGGATCTCACCGACGAATTCCTCTTTGGCGAAACGGGGTTTACGTATGAACATTTATATACTATGCGTTTTAACGTGTTTACTTGGTATATATTTTTATCGATGTGAGTTTCGGTGTATCCGTATATATTATTC